ACTAAACTCAGTAAAAACCATGGGTTTTGTTGCAGTGCAACAGCGACTCATGGTAAATACTGATGAGGAGAAAACCATGACAGAACTGATGACACGATTGTTAGAACGCTTGGCTGAGATGTTTCCAGACTCAGGTTACCAATCCCGACTGGAAAGATACATTGCTGATAGACGTCCATGTGACGTATTTGATGTTGAACGATTCGAAAGAGATTTCAACAAGGAATTCAAGGGGTGGATATGAAACAAGTATGGAACGCATTGATGGCTTGGGCCGAGACAATGGCCAAGTATCGCAAAGCCACTCGATATCACGGTTACTACTGATAGATCCAGCCCAGATTTAATGTCTGGTGCATCCAGGTAAACACTGGAACTGTAAAATCTAATCGCCAACAGCCATTCCAGCCCATGTAGGTTTGTTGTGGCAATTTTGCTGGTGGGGTGACTGGTTGTTGGCTGTGCCAGGGATCGGGATATTTGGGCGAGTATACGCCTGCCCACACAAACTTGGGATCTGTGATACCAAAAAATTCTACTTGGTCTATGACAACGGCCATGTCATGATCAAGATCAGGCTTGTTCATAAACACCACTTCCAACCAACCCACTGGAGCATCAAACTCTAGCTCAATGCGTTTGGTTTCCCACAATGTTTCATGTACCACATGCCCGGGCACAGACACAAACACTTCTGGTGCAATCTTGCTTAGTTTTGGCGTCAGTGTGACTGCAACCTTAGTAAGCATATTGATCCCATATTTCAGTTAGCTCTGGATACAGTGCTCGTGCATCCAACTGGTAGACCTGATCCCACTTTCGACAATGGTCTACCATGGCCTGCAATTGTTGTTCACTGTCCTGAGGCGCAGGCGTTGAAAGTATGGTCACACACATTTCAATCTGTTGTGCTAGGTTACGACGGAATTCGTTAGGATCCATGGCATTGTAATCTTGCACCTGGGTTGCACCAAGTTTGTTGATCAACGGAACGTACTTTTGTAGATACTGTAGTTTTACATTTTGTGGCAATATTTCTGCGTCTAAAAAACGTGGATCACTAACCAGCAAACTCTTGATTGGTAACTGTTTGTCAAAAGCATATTCAATCAAGCCAGCGTGGTACCCAATAGTCAACGCACTCACAGCAGGTCGCAAACAAACCTCAACGTTGTTACCTAGCTGAGTATACTGGTCAATATTAGCCAGCACTAGTACAGTATCTGTGCCCTGTCGTTGATAAGCATTGTGCTCGTCCACTGTTTCAATACTGATCTCAATGCCCACACGTTTGAAACGTTGCAGTTTGGACATCAAGCCAGGCTTGTAAACTGTGCCATTGGTAACAAAACTCAAACAAGTTTCAAAACGTTGATGCTCAGTTAGCCAGTCAACCAAATCTTCAAAGCGATCTGTAAGCAGTGTCTCCCCGCCCATGAAGTGTATATTATTGAGTCCGGGTATTTCTAGCAGTTGTTGTTTGAAGTTGTCCCATACTGCTTGATCACGAGTCCAGTCTGTGCCAACATACTGTTTGCTTTCTGCAATACCCCACTTAACTTCTTGCACAGCAATGGCGGAACTGGCCCGAGCGTTGCACATCTTGCAAGCAAGGTTGCAATAATTGCCCAAGTCAATGTGTATGTCAATTGGATGCGTATCAGTGGTGCCCGATGGCTCAAAATGCCTGCGTCCCGGGCTTTGTTCAAAGCTGTCATCAAATGCTTGTGTAAAGATTACACTTTTTTGATTGCTTCTAATCCTACGACTCATGCCGCCTTGTGCTTCTTCGTGATAACACCTGCGACATTCACTCAGCGGCGTTGATTGCAGAATGCGTTGACGGAAACTTTTTACCGGCTGTGAATTGAACCATTCTGCAATAGTCATGGTGGCAATGTTGTAGCCATTACCTTTGTACAGTTTGTGATCTTCTTGACAACAAATGCCCAGGCTACCATCCCAGTAGATGTGTAGCTCATACCACGGAGTATTGCAGAATATGTTTTTGTTAGGCACGTTTAGTTAGGATTTTGTCAGCAAGACCATACTCAACTGCTTCGCCAGCAGTCATAAAGAAGTCTCGTTCCATGTCTGATTGCAGTTGCTTGCGAGTCTTGCCTGTGTGTTCTACATATATATCTGTCAGCACTGACTTCCAACGCAACAGTTCTCGAGCTTGAATCTCCACATCAGTGGCCTGACCTGATGCACCGCCCAAGGGTTGGTGAATCATGTGGCGTGCGTTGGGCAAAATATAACGCTTGCCCTTGGTGCCGCAAGTGGCCAACAGCGAGCCCATGCTGGCAGCCTGCCCCATCACAATGGTGCTGATGTCAGGCTTGATAAAACGCATGGTATCATAGATGGCCATGCCTGCTGTGACTGACCCACCTGGTGAGTTGATATACAAGTTGATGTCCTTGTCGGGATTTTCACTTTCCAAAAACAACAACTGCGCCACAATCAAGCTGGCACTGTGTTGGCTGACTTCACCATCTAGCATGATCACGCGGTCTCGTAGCAGTCGGCTGTAGATATCATAACTGCGCTCGCCTTTTGATGTGTGCTCAATAACGATGGGTACTAAATTACTCATAGGGTCTCCTTGTAGATAGCATAAGTATAGCATAAATTCCTGGAAAAACCAATGCGTGATTTACTCAACTTACTCGATAACATACTAATTGAAGCCAATTTGGCTGCTGGCGAAATACCCGCCAAAAAATTGTCAGCAGTAGTCAATCCCAAAACTAAAAAATTGTTTACTCGACCCGAACTGTTTTTACACAAAGTCAAAAATGGTAGTCCATTTACTAAAACTGACGGTACTGAGGTAGTGATCAATCGTGGAGATGCCAATTTGATTGCATCCTGGCTGGCAAGTGGTCCCAAAGGAACTATCACCATGCGCACCACAGATGGTGATACAGTTAAAAATACTGAGTTGCAAAAAACTGTAGAATTTGGCAGTAAGGAATCTGAAAATATCAAAATCAAACCCAGTGATGTGTTTGCCACAGATCCCAAGGCACAAGTCACAGAATTTGGCAACAGCATTGATACACTGTTACAGGCTGGAGGATTTCCAGCATCAGAAATGTACAGCAAAATTTCCAACAACCCTGCCTTGGTAAAAATGGGCAAACTAGGCGATGCTGTGATCTACATGGCCCGACAGGCCAACGATGGTCAAGTACCTGTGTTTCCACCAGACTTGAACAAGGACGAAATCAAGGCTATTGAACTGTATGCGTCTGAGTATCTTGGTGCCCTGGGCTTGGTCAGCGGTGCAGTGCCATTCATTAGAGGCAGTCGTGAACAGTTTGAAGAATTTGTTGGCGGCGGCCTAGCAGACATGATTATGTTTTTCCCCAAGGCATCAAACAATCCCTTGGCCGACAGCTTTAGTGTGGTCAATGATGCAAACGGTCATGCTGTTAAAATCTCCAGCAAGGCAGCAGGCAAAGGTGCTCCGCCTGCGCTTGGTTCAATGAAACTGCCCAAAGAAGTGCGAGAAAAATATTCTGACGCGGCAGAGTTTTTAGATATTGCACAAGATCCTGGTCTCTCACAGTTTACACAGCCCTTTGCCATGATGAATCACTTGTATCTCATCAACCCCAACAAGGTGCCCCGGGCCTATCACCAGATGCTGCCGTTTGATCCACAATTTGTGGGCGAAATTGAAAACAGCATGAAAACTGGTCGGCCCTTGGCTCGCAGTGTGATGCGTAATTTTGAAAAGCAATTGAGTGACAAAGTCAAAAGTGGCACAGCCGCTGACGGTGGCAAGGCCTGGTATGCGGTCACAGCTGACGTAATGCGAGCAGTAAATTCAGACCGAGCAGTACCTGATTTGAGAGCGGCATTGATTGAAAGTCTAGGTTATAACTTTATACAGTTGTATACCAATGTCAAAGGTGACCGACTGGTAACCGAAGCATTTTGGCCAGCCAAGATATCTGGCCAGGTCAAACTCAAGACCAAGGGATCGGCTGGTGAGATCAAGGGCAAGATGAGTGTGGAAATTTCACCTGGTGGCGCCGACCTTGACCCAGGAGAAATTCCTGGAGTAGAGGCTCAACCTGGTGATGTAGCTGATGTTGATACCGATACCTTGGACCAGCTCACTAGTACTCCTAGATTGCGCGGTCCTGGAGCCAAGATAGCAAAAACTGCCGCTGAACCTGACTTTGACGAAAAGACGCTGGGACGTAAGAAAAAGGGTTAATAAATAATCGCATGAAAACCTTCAAAGAATACGTTAACGAAGCAGAGCAAAATCTTGCAAGAGATTTAAACGAATTTGCTCCAGGCGGCGATGACAGCAACAGCCCATACGCCTACGGTGTAGCAATACAAAAATTTGCAGACTTATATGCTGACAGCAATTCAGACATCAGTGCTGATGGCGTTGATATCAAACACGACAACGATGAAGATTCAATATCTCAAAGAGAAAGCGACGCCGCTGACATAGATCAAATAGCAAAAGCATTTTTAAGCAAAGGCATGGAAGCCGGTAGAGAAGCATACATGAGCATTGATGACTTTATTCAAGATGACATAACCGGATATC